AGATGACTACAGAAATCACCCTCTTCGATTTATTCTTGAGCTGCTTGCTTGGGGTATTAGCGTTGGTTGCAGTCTCACGATGGCAGTCACAGTCCCCAATCCTCCTTTACTGCTACTTTATCCTGTATGGATTAGTGGCTGTGCTATTTACGCTTGGGCTGCTTATACTCGGAAATCGTTTGGGATGCTTGCTAACTATATTTTGTTAACAACCATCGACTTTGTTGGTTTAATTAGAATGCTATGAGTTCATTAACATCGAAACAGTTATACGTGACGCCACCAATGCCAGCGTCACCACCAGCAATTGCAGTTCAATTTGTGAAACCACTTTCATACGAATTTCGTGTAGCTGAAGTTGTTGATGAACATGGCGTTGTTGAAAAAGTGAAACTCCAAATGTGTATTTGGGAACACGATGAATATGGTGTTGGTACAATTAAGTCTTATTGGCATGATGTACCACGCCAGCGATTTGACAAAAATGGGACTGCTCTTATATCATGAATATCTTTTATCTCGACTCTAACCCTAAAACCTGCGCACAGATGCATGTCGATAAGCACTGTGTTAAAATGATTCTTGAATATGCTCAACTTCTTAGCACAGCACACCGTGTTCTTGACGGCACTGAGTCTGTACGCTTGTCTGATTCTGGACGAAGAACGAAATGCTGGACTCTATCGGATTTTCGCGAGTCTGTTCTTTATAGCGCAACTCACATCAATCACCCTAGTGCTGTTTGGGCAAGACAGTCCAGAGAAAACTACCTCTACCTCTGGCACTTGTTCGTCGAACTGTGTGGAGAGTACACCCATCGTTACGAACGAAATCACGCCACCGAAAGGTTGGTAGAAGTATTAGCCAATGTTCCACATAACATTGGTTCAAATTCGTTCACAGAACCAACTCCAGCTATGCCTGACCAGTACAAAGTTGCTGGTGATTCAATTCAATCGTATAAGAACTATTATCTCGGCGACAAGAAACGAATGTTTTCTTGGAAAAATCGTGAGACTCCTTCTTGGGTTTACTAAATACAATTATGAGGAGAAATTATGCCGACTTACGATTTTAGAAATAAAGAAACTGGTGAAGTTTTTGAGAAGATCATGCGCATTGCTGAAAAAGAGCAATATCTACTAGACAATCCCCAACTGGAACAGACTATCACAACAGCACCTGCTTTTGCTGGGGATCATATCACTATCAAGAAAGATACAGGTTTCAAGGAAGTTCTGCAACGAATTCACTCATTAACCCCAGGAAGTCAGTTAGATAAATCATCATCACAATTATAAGGACTATTAATGGCTACTAAGCGTTCCGCTAAAACTACTATTGATAATGAACACAGTGAGCCAAAAGAACCAAATCAAAGAACAGGTTATGTCCAAAAACCCAATAACCACTTGAAGCTAAGATTAGACGATCTAAAAACATTTGATCCACTAACAGCCAATCAGAAATCATTCTTTGATGCATATAAACGAGGAGACTATTTTGTAGCCCTGCATGGAGTTGCAGGTACTGGTAAGACTTTCATCGCACTCTATAAAGCGATTGAAGAAGTGCTTGACAAGAGCAATCCTTTTAATAAAATCATCGTTGTTCGTTCAGCGGTGCAATCTCGAGACATGGGACACCTTCCAGGTGATGTCAACGAGAAGATGGAGATCTATCAACAGCCATATCGTCAAATCTGCGAAACCTTATTCGGTCGCAAAGACGCTTGGGACAGATTAGAAGAACAACATCACATCGAGTTTATCTCTACATCCTTTATTCGTGGTATGTCATTTGATGACGCCATCATTATCGTGGATGAGATGCAAAACTTGACATTCGAAGAGATCGACACAGTTATGACACGTGTTGGTTATCGTTCGAAGATCGTCTGGTGCGGAGACTACCGTCAGACTGATCTAAATAAGAAAAAGAATGATGTTTCAGGAATCTTGAAGTTTTTTGACATTGCTATGCACATGGGTGCTTTTACCCGAATTGAATTTACACCTGATGATATCGTTCGTTCGTCACTGGTGAAGGATTATATCCTCGCTAAACTTAAGATCGAAGATCAGGAGAGTAAATGATAACAGCAGAGCAATTTAAACACCTATTCCCTCGTGCCCAAGACCCAGAGTCATGGGCTGAGTCAATGAACAATGTATTTCCAACATACGAGATTAATACGCCACAACGTGTAGCAGCATTCCTTGCTCAGTGTGGTCATGAGTCTGGTGGTTGGACAGTATTTGAAGAAAACCTAAACTACTCAGCACAAGGATTGAACAGCATCTTCAAGAAGTATTTCCCTACTCTTGAATCCGCTCAACCTTATGCTCGTCATCCAGAAATGATCGCCAATAAAATCTATGCTAACCGTATGGGTAATGGCGCTCCAGAATCTGGTGATGGATATAAGTATCGTGGACGTGGTCCAATTCAATTGACTGGACGTTCTAATTATACAGCCTTCGCTAAAGAAATGTTCGAAGACTGGGAGAACGTAGTTGAGAATCCAGACTGGGTTACGTCAGATCGTGACTTTGCTTTGATGTCAGCTATTTGGTTCTGGAATAAGAACAAGCTGAACCACGAAGCAGATATCGGTGACATCAAAACGATGACAAGAAAGATCAATGGTGGATACATTGGTCTTGAAGATAGAATTAAACATTATAATGAGGCGATCCACCTACTGACTTAATATGAAAACATTTATACATCATGATTTTGCGAAACTGAAACGTGACACAAGACCCGATGGCCAAAGAACTTATCTTACCCCATCGGGTTTTTCGTATCCAAGCGTTACAACGATCACAGGACAAGCCACAGCAGAAGGAATTGCCAAGTGGCGACAAAGAGTTGGTAATGAAGAAGCAAACAGAGTCTCCAGCCGAGCATCAGCACGTGGAACAAGAATCCACCAGTACTGTGAGGACTACCTGCGAGGAAATGTATTCGAGGCAGACATGTTTGACCTCGAGATGTTCAACTCGATCAAGTTCTTACTCGACGACATCGACAACATTCACTGTCTGGAAACTCCGTTATATTCTGACCACTTACAAGTCGCTGGAACAGTTGACTGTATCGCAGAGTTCCAAGGTAAACTTACTGTTATAGATTTTAAGACAGCAAGTAAACCTAAAGACAGAGATGACATCTACCATTACTTCATGCAGTGTGCAGCTTATGCTGTAGCGTTTGAAGAACGTACTGGAATCCCTGTTGGACGACTTGCCATTCTGATGGCAGTTGAGAACGACGATCCACGTTGGTTCATTGAAAAACGAGATAACTGGATTGGTCCATTTCGTAAACTTAGACTTGACTACAAAAATAAGAAAGGTATTTGATGATTCCGTTATTTGATTACAACAACATCACTGATGACCATAAAGCAGCAGCTGAAGAATGTGCCAAACTACTGGAGCAAAGTAATCCCTCTTTAGCTTCAATCATCCGTGAGCGATTCAAGATTCAAGAACCAAAACGAATTCCAATTGAAACCAGTGAGTTCTATAAACTAGCCACTGATTTTGGGTTGTTCCCTGCAACACAAGGATACATGGTTGGTCCAGATGGTGTTCAAGTGCCAATGGTTGCAGTGTGTGGTGACATTAAGAAGTTTGATGAATTTTTAGAATATTATAAAACTTGTCTTGTAAAAGAATAAGTAGTATAATATAAGTTATTGTTGTAATTCCTTCAAAGCGAAGGACTTCTGGACGGGAGTTCGATTCTCCCCACCTCCACCAAAAGAAAATTATGAAATTATTTGCAAAAACTAGAGATAACCAAATCGTAAAAGTTATTCGTGCTGGTAAAACCATTTACGGAGAACGAATGGTTTTAACTGAGATAGAAATGAACTCTATCAAAGTGTATCGGTTTGTTGGTCAACAGGATATGTATACAATGCTATGTGATGAACATGGGAATGAAGTTTTCTTTTGATGGGGGTGACTAGGTTTCGACAGGGGTAGATAGTAGAGACGGCAACACGGTAGGCGATGACCGTAAATCAAGCAAACTAAGTAAATGCAAACGACTCTGTCTTCGCATTAGCAGCCTAAACGCTGCTTAGGGTTTCGGTAGGTTTCCTCGTAACAGAATAACCTACCACTAATTTTATAAACTGAGGAAAATATGAACGTAACCCCATTACAAGATCGAGTTCTCGTCGCTGAGAACAAGAAAGAAGATACAACTGAATCTGGTATTATTATTGAAGGTGCTCGTGGTGTAGGTAACACTGCTAAGGCAACTGTATTGGCAATTGGTCCAACTGTTAAAGATGTCAAGGTTGGTGATGTTGTTTTACTTGATTGGGGTAAGGCTTCACCTGTCAAGGTTGGTGATGTTCAACGTGCCATGATTAAAGAAGAATTCATTCTCGCTGTAGTTGAGTAATGACTAGTCTAGTTGATCAGTATAAAGAGATGCATAAAGATGAAAATCTTTATGGGGGATCTTCATTGAATATTCATAAGCAGTCTATCAAACAATTTTTAGAAGTTACTGATTCCAAGACTATTCTTGATTATGGATGTGGTAAGGGTATTCAATATTTTGTAGAAGAAATACACTTAACACACTTTGGTGGAATTCTGCCTTCTCTTTATGATCCAGCAGTTGAACAGTACCAAGAACTGCCAGACTCTACATTCGATGCAGTTATCTCTACTGATGTACTTGAGCATATCGAAGAAGAAGATGTAGATAGTGTCATCGCTGAAATCTTCAGTAAAGCCGAGAAGTTTGTTTATCTTGGTATCTGTAATTCTCCAGCTAAGTCTTTCTTACCAGATGGTAGAAATTCACATGTCACTATGAAGTCTATTGATTGGTGGATAGAAAAAGTTTTACCACATGCAGGATGTTATACTGTTGTATTCGTATATGGCGATGAGAAGTCTACAGCTATTTTACAAAACAATAGTATCAAAATGAAAAAATAATGAAAGTAGCGGTGTTGTGTAATGGACCATCTCGCATTTTATATAATTCTTCTATTCAATATGATTACCGCATTGGTTGTAATATACCGTGGACGAAAGTAGACTCTACAGTCATTATGGATGATGGTGTCCTTGAGAAATGGGACTCACCAAAAAATTTCTATGCAAGCACCAAAGCATGGCGAGAGTTCAGGCGAAAAGAACTGATTAAAGATCAGTTGATTGAATTGTTTGTACCGACTGCTGGACATGACACTTCTGGTCATGCAGCTACACGAATAGTTCTCTCAATGGGAGCTAAACAGATTGATATCTATGGATGTGATTCGATGTTTTCTTCGAACACCGACAGCTATACCCATCAATGGGTTGACGACAGATCTATAGATATGAGTAAGCAGATATCAGGTTGGAGAACTAATTGGAAAGATCTAATGGTTAAACATCCTGATGTGTTATTTAATTTTATAGGAGAAGATAATGAAATCATTAGTTATTAGTATGTTACTAGCATTCAGCGCCACAGCTTGGGCTGGTGATGCAACCAAAGCAGTTCAAAACGATGTTCCAAAGAAAGAACAACCGAACTGTGTGACCAAGGATAAAAAAGGTAACTGCCCAGCAGCACCTAAGTCGCCAAAGCCAACTCCAAAGAAAAAGCCAGAAGCGAAATAATTCCTAAATAATTATATCTCAGGGATGGGAACTGGCTGGTATCCAGTAAATCTACCAATTACACAAACACACAATTAGGAGAAGTCTATGTCAAACATGACACCGTTCGAAATTCGCCTCGAACTTTTAAAAATGGCGAAAGAAATGCTTGTTGAAGAATACTACGGTAAGAAAGAACAAGCGTCCCAAGATTGGCAAGTTAAGGTAGAAAATGCCCGACACAATGGCTCTGTTCCACCTGAACACCCAGCACTGCCAAACTATCCAACCGAAGCTGATGTTGTCGCAAAGGCAACTCAATTAAACGGCTTCGTGTCACAAATCCCACAAACTACACTAGAAAAGACTAGCAAAAAGTCCACCTGATAGGGATCGGAGTGGAGGATAAACACACCTCCACTCTTTAACTGATTTAAGGAGATCATTATGCATAAACGAATATACGTTTTAGCAACCTTGTTCATTATTAGCTTTGTAATTTTTACAAGTGCTGTATTTACAACGGACAGATTTATAGATGTTCAGTACAATCAACTAACCACTGATGCGCAGAAGCAAGTGGACTGTCTGGCTGACAACATTTATTATGAAGCTGGCCATGAGCCAGAAGACGGTAAGAAAGCAGTTGCAATGGTTACGCTGAATCGTGTAAACGATCCACGCTATCCAAAAGATATTTGCTCTGTAGTGAAACAAAAGGTAAAATCAACTTGTCAATTTACTTGGTATTGTGAAGGTAAGAAAGCCATTCATAACTACTTTGCTTACAAGCAAGCCAAGGAAATGGCTCTGTATGTCTATGCCAACTATGAAAAGATGACAGACATTACTGAGGGTGCATTGTTCTATCATGCAGACTATGTTAACCCTCGCTGGAAGTTGGAACGAACCACTAAAATTGGTAGACATATTTTTTATAAAGAAAGAGACGGAATATGATGATGAATAAATTAAACATTCAGCTTAAAGATGGTGGTGATGAATCGAGACATTCGTTTTATCTGCTCATGGAAGAAATTTCATTGAACTCTGCCAAGCAGTTAGTTGAGTGGATCTTCGAAGCGAACTTTGCTGAAGATCGCCCTGACTTGCTGAATCTAATCATCTGCAGTCCAGGTGGTGATTTGAATGCAGCCTTTGCTGTTATTGATACGATGAAAGGTTCTGCCATTCCAATTCGTACTATTGGTCTAGGACAGATCGCTTCTGCTGGTCTTATGATTTTCATTGCTGGCGATAAGAACCATCGTATCCTCACACCGAACACTTCTATCCTTTCACACCAATACTCATGGGGTGCATTTGGTAAGGAACACGAACTGTTCGCCACTGTTAAAGAATTCGACTTAACCACTAAGAAGATGATCAGCCACTATAAGAAGTGTACTGGTCTGACTGACGCTAAGATTCGTGAGGTGTTACTACCACCACAAGATATCTGGTTGAGTCCAACAGAAGCTAAGAAGTTAGGATTATGTGATGAAGTTAAAGAATTATCTTAAGTACTCAGGTATTTGGATCGGTATCGTTGTAAACCCTTACCACTGGTCATTTGGTGTGAAGAAATATGATACAGATTGTTTACATCTTGGTCCATTATGGATAAGAGTTTATATTGGCTGTTTTGAAGATTATTAAGGAGATATTATGAAGAATGATCGAGTTTTTATTATTGCTGTATTAATCGGTTTTATATCATTAGCTGGTTCTGTTACTTTTTACAAATATAACGAATTGCAAGCCCTAAAGTCGAATATCGAATCCGCTATTGTCAAGGGAATTGACCCTGTAGCTGTCCGATGCGCTTATTCAGACCAACGAGATGTAGTCTGTGTAGCCTATGGAGCTGGAATCCCCCGAAAGTAACACTTTAGGTTTACTTTTAATAACCCCACCTAGAGTGGGGTTTTCTTTGCCTGTAAAATCAACAACTTACGTGTCTCCAAGAAAGTGCTTGTCTTTTATTTGACTTTCAGGCATAATAATGTTATTGTGATTGATTATGAAGGGATTGAAATGACTCTACTGACTGTTGGAAACCCAAAGTTGCTCAAAGGCACTAAGAAAGGCTATCTGTCCTCTGTCCTCCACTTTGCACCTGCTGACTTGTCTGGTAAAGAAGTCTGCCCAAAACGCACTGCTGGCTGTACAGCTGCATGCCTGAACACTGCTGGTCGTGGTGGCATTTTCAAGAAGGGTGAATCCACCAACGTGATCCAACAAGCACGTATCCGTAAGACCAAATACTTCTTCGAGAATCGTCAAGAGTTTCTCAATGAGTTGGTGGTTGAGATTAAGAAGACTATCACTAAGGCTGAGAAGCAAGGTTTGATTCCAGTCTTTCGTCTCAATGGCACTTCTGACTTGGCATGGGAAAAGTACGAAGTTGCAGCTGGTAAGAATATTTTCCAGATGTTTCCTAACGTACAATTCTACGACTACACCAAAGTCAATAACCGTAAAGTCAAACACATTGACAACTACCACCTGACTTTCTCTAAGGCTGATGGTAACGACATGGATGTTCGTATCGCCCTTTCCAATGGTATGAACGTGGCTGCAGTATTCCACGAAGTGCCAGACACTTATCTTGGTCGCACAGTTATCAATGGCGACGAAACTGACTTGCGATTCTTGGATCCCAAGGGTGTTATCGTTGGCTTGAAGGCTAAGGGTAAAGCCAAGAAAGATACGACAGGGTTTGTAGTATGAACGAACGAATGACCGAACTTTTTGGACAAGCTGGTATATCGGATTCTATCAATGAAGAATTTGGTATCGAATATCTCGCCGAGTTGATTGTCAAGGAATGTGCCATAATTGCTAATCGTGCTGATAATACTGAAACTGAGATACGGTGTATGTATGATGTGATTACTGAACATTTCGGGCTTGACATTCAATCTTAATTAGGGTATAATAGAATCATGCAAATGCTACATACATCCTTGGGTAAGTCAAAGAAACGTAAACCATCTGCAAAACAACGTGAGTTGGATGCATCGTGGGAAAAGTTGCTAAAGAAGTATGCCACAAAGACTGTTGCTAAACCAAAGCAACAACTCAGTGATGTGTACTCGCTTGGAGCACCTGCTCGTCGTGAGACGCCTAAGATTCCAAGTCTTCCATTCACTGGCGCACCATGCGTCAAGAAGGCTAGCCCAGTCTACACTGGTGATAAGATTAAGGGTATCGGCACCATGCATAAGTCCAACTCTGTGCCTGTGTTCAGCGATCAAGAAGCCATCGATATTGCAACTATGAGGAGAGGCTAATGGAACCCAAAAAGATTTTGAAGATTCGTCTCCGTCCAGATGGTACGTGGGAGAATGTGTATGAAGAGGAAAGTCTCGAATATATCGTCAATGAACTTGAGGCTAAACTAACTGAATTCGTTTCTCTATATGAGTTGCAAGATGCATTTATCGAGCAAGCATTGGAACTCTCTGATTACGAAGAGTCCAAAGTCGTTCTGTCTCATATCATGCAAAAGAAATAACTTGTCTTCCAATAACTAAAAGGGTATAATTATAATATGAATCATCGTGAAAAACATCATGCGCTCGTCTGCCAGAAAATGAAACTGGATAAATTCTTCTCCATGTTTCTTGAAAAGTTTGAGCGTAAGATGGATCCAGATAATACTGACACTCCCATCTGGAAACTGTATAAGATGAAGCTAAAAGAATACGGCAAGATTAGCCAAGAGATTAAGAACGAAGAATATTGGATTAAGAAGGAACTACATGTTTAAGACTGCCAACGAATTCTCACTGCATATCGAGCAGATAGTTCGTGACAAGAAGCTGAATTATATGGACGCTGTTCTCCATTATTGTAAAGAGAACTATCTGGAACCAGAAGACGTATCGTCATTGATTAACAAGTCACTCAAAGACAAGATTGAGATGGACTTTCGTGAACTAAATTATTTACCTAAACAGGCACAACTCGATGTTTAAAGAATACGCATCCCAAATCGCTGTAGGAATATTTGGTCTAATCTGGTTCGGTGTAGGCATTTATTTTCTAATGAGTCAACCAAAACATGGAGTTGTTGTCTACGACTGCTCCATGGCAGAGATTTCACCTGACTACCCAATCAAGGTGAAAGAAGAATGCAGGAAAGTACAAAGTGGACGGATTTAAAGCATACCGTTATTACCTAGCAATTAAACTGCACTTCACTACTGATAAATTCAACGTGTTTGAAAACCGTGGGAATGTTAAAGGTACTCGTGAAGCGTTTAATGCACGTAACGACAGATATATCTTCGAGAAGTTAGCCACAAAGAAGCCAAACGATAAAGAGATCATCCAGTTCTTTGCTTCTAACTTTGCGTATGGTCACGCCAATGCAATCTATGCTGGACAAGAAGCAGAGGATAACTATCTCGAGTGGCAGAAACGCAAGCAAGCCATCACTA